CGTAGTTGAGTTTGAAGCGTCTGCACTTGAAGCAAAGTCTTCAAACATTTGAATTTTCTTTTTGAATTTCATATCTTTTTAATTTGTTTCTTAAAATTAAACCTGTTAGATTATATATCATTCTCTTTTTAGTAAAAATGAAACAAAAAAAGGGCTCTCTTTCGAGAGCCCCTTTAGGTATTATAGAATTAATCTATGATTATAGTTCTAAACCATCAACCTCGAATGTGAAGTATTGAGTTTCTGGGTGGAAACCAGCTTCAACTAGAGCGTATCTAGATTTAACAGCTACTTTAGGAGCCATAGTTCCTTCAGCAATTGTTTGTACTGATTCAGCCATTAAGTAAGGCATGAATACAACACCAGGACCGTTACCGTCACCTTTTCTACCAACTAGAATGTTCTTATCACCGAACGCCAATGTTGGGTCAGTGTATACGTTGATACCTGCTACAGAACCTACTGGGTAGATTGCACCTGCAACTTGGTTGAACGTGTTAGCCATTGGGTTAGGTACGAAACCTGCAACACCTTGTAAAGCTGAAGCAACTTTTGCAGAAACAACTGCGAAGTTACCAGCACCTCTACGGCCTCTGTTAGCGATCAAGTTAGCAGCAGCCAACATTGTAGTTAAGATTCTTCTGTGCTCATCACCTCTAGTGTTACCACCGTTAGTACCAGCGTTCAAAGTAATATCTAAACCACCTGCGCCTAAATCACCAGATGCAATTGCATCTGTTCTGTGAGTACCAGCCATAGATCTTAGTTTACCTAAGATGTGTTGGTTGATTGACTGAGTCAATTCGTTAGTCAATACTGACTCAACTTGAGCAACAGCGTCAACGCCGAATTGCTTAAGATCTTGTACTTGCTCTCTAGTCACAGCAGCAGCTACTTGGAAAGTTTCTGCAGCAACTGACTTGCTGAACAATGAAAGACCCATGATGTTATCAGGAGTTCTTTCACCAACTTCTCTTGCCATTGGGTTACCGTTAGCGTCACCTGAGAATGAAGGAATGTGATCTTCTAGTGCTTTTACCAATTCTACAGTAGCACCACCGAAAAGGTCAGCAACTACTTTAGTGCTGTCTGCATCCAAGAAAGCTTGACCTGCAGCAGAGATTTTGTAGATAGCAACACCATCTAATCTTGAAGTACCAACTGAAGTTGCGTAATCGTTACCGTTACCGTCGTCACCAACTGCACCTGCAGTTTTAACAATAGTAGGAGCAGTAACACCTCTTGTACCGCTTAGGTTTGCCAAAGTACCGCCTTCGTAAGTGAAGTCTAGGTAAGACAATAAGCCCATAGGACCTGCCATTGGTACAACTGGTACCAAGTCAAGACCGATAGTTTGAGCAGCAACTTGCATTGCCAAAGGCAATAGAGTTGGAGCTTTGTCACCAGAACCGTTTGTACCGACGTTTGCACCGTTACCTACTTGTGAAGGGAAAGATACTGCGCCCATACCTGTAAGGTTCATTGGACCAGGGTTTGTAGACAAAGACATAATGTTTGCGTCTTCGTAAAGCTTGTGATTGTGACAGTAAGTCGACATCCAAGCTAGCTTTTCTGATTCATTAATACCAGTAGCTTCCTCGATAATAGGAGCCCAAGTATTTCTGATCTCAGCTTCGTTTAATAAATTAGCCATTTTGAAATGATCTTTTTTTTGTTTGTGTTTATAGTTAAACTCGACTTGCTTGGGTTTTCTGCTTCTGTCACCCGTATTCGTCGATTAAGTTTATATATCCTTATTTTTTGAATCTTTTCTTCAACTCTTCAGCGTAAGCGCTTACATCGTAAGCTGGCTTGTTCACCTCTTCAGTTTTAGATTCTTTTACCATCTCTACTTTTTCCATTTCGATCTTAGTGTCTCTAAGGTCTCTAGTCTGCCAGAAGTTTCTTACTTGATATTCTGTATTTAGAGTGTGGTATTTTGATTGAGCCTCAATTTGGTTCTTCTTAGATTCTGATAAGTTTTCCCAAGCGCTTCTGTATTCAGTTGGCATCGCAGCTAAGAAGAATGGCTCAGCATTTCTGTTTTCAACAATCAATTGAGAAGATTCGATCAATGATACAATTTCTGATTCAGTCATAAAGCCTCTTTTAGCAACTTTAGATCTAACTTCAGTTTTAGCATCTTCAGTAAGAGCGTTGTACTTTTCAACAGTTGCGGTTGATACGACTCTAAAGAATGATGGATTCTCGTTCTCTTTGATTTGAGCTGACTCAACTAGTTTGTTAAGTTTAGAAGAGATTTCGTTTTTGTAAGCTTCTAATGGATCAAGTGCTCCATCTTCGCCTTCAGCCTCTTCGTCTGAATCACCAGCTTCAGCTTCTTCAGTTTCATCTTCGATTTCAGAATCAGACTTTACAGTTTCGTCTTCAAGATCTTCAGCGTCAACTACTTCGTCACCAGTGTCTTCAACATCACCTTCTGGTGCATTGTCACCGATTTCTTCTAGTTCTTCTTCGTCTTTATTAACAACGTCTTCGCCTTCTTCACCTGCATCTTCACCTTCAACGTCACCTTCGTCAGAGTTATCACCAATTTCTTCTAGTTCTTCCTCGTCCTTTTTAACAACGTCTTCGCCTTCGATGCCTGCTTCTTCACCTTCAACTTCTTCAGTTACGTCTTCAGCAGTTTCAACCTCTTCTTCAGTATCTTCTACTTTATCTTCAAGATCTACAACTTCTGATTCTGCTTCCTCTTCAGCTTCAATCTCATCTGTAGTATCTTCTTCAACCTCTTCACCGTGGAATTCTTGATCGTCTTCTTCAGTGATTACGTTTTCGTTGATAGACTCTGCAATGTACTCAGCGTACTCAGAAACTGATTGTAAATTACCTCTTAAGTATTCGATATACTCAAGAATAGTTTGAGATGATTCAGCACCTTCATTGTGTGCTTCTGCTAAGTAGTTAGCAAAGTCTTTTACTTTTGCTACAGCTTCAGCAATGTGCTCACCGTATTGGATTGACTGATCTAGTTTTTCTGCAACGTGCTCAGAGTAAGAGATGCCTTGATCTGCTTTTTCTGCAACATGCTCAGTGTATTGAATACCTTGATCTAGTTTTTCAGCCAAGTAACCAACATATTCAGATAGGTTATTTACGCTCTCTGCAATGTGGTCATTGTGTGATTTTAAGTTTTCGACTGTCATGTCTTCGCTAGCCTCAGCGGTCTTAGCGTCAATTGACTCTTTGATGCCTTTAATTTCTTTAGCCAAATACTCAGAGTACTTGTTAAAGTCTTCGGCTTTTACGAATTCTGCCATGTTTTTGTTTTCTTTTATTTCAGTATTTAAAGTTTGAGTTTCAATGTTTTCTGTTACGTTAGCTCCACCCATTTCGTAGATGTAAACGCCGCTATCATTTGAGAAGCCATAAGATTCGTTAACTCTCTTAAGTTCTGCGTTCTCAAAACCAGGATCTGCCACTAAGTCATAAGTAAATAGTTGCTTAATCTTAACTTTACCGTTAGATTCAACTGCACCTGCAGCTCTTGATGAAATTTGAAGAGGTACACCCGCATCAACTAGGGCTTTAGCTTGTCTACCAGCATCAGTGTCCAATAAACGTATTCGACCTCTCACCTCCTTCGTGTCCTTATCGTAGTACAATTCTTCTACGATGTGTGATACATTTTTCAAAGATGTATCGAACTGCGTTGGGTGATCTAGTTCACCTAAAAGCTTAGAAGAAGAAATCTTCTGCTGTAAAGCCTCAATCTGAGGGACATATTCGTCCTCAGTATAGATTCTATTATTTCTGTTTTTCTGATCAATTTGACCAAAAACACCCTCGAGGACGTAGTCTTTTTCTTCACCTGAAGCAACGCTCAAAGTCGAAGACGACATCTCGACGATTAACAAATCCTTTTGATTTTTCATATTTATGGATTTTTCTATTTTTAATATATATCCTTACGTTATTATGTAATTATCTTAATCTTTTTTAGATGCCTGCCAATGGATCATCTCCGCCTTCTTCACCGCCTTCAGCTTCCTTCTCTTCTTCTTTTTCTTTTTCAGCTTTTTCAGCCTTAAAGTCATTAAAGAATTTTACGATTTGATCAATCTCACCTTCGCCGAATGAACCTTCACCAAAAGTATCATAGAAGTGCTTCTTAAACTCTTTCTCGGTTGGGTATGCAGTAATAGCACCCAAAATCTCAGCCGCAGAAACAGTTTTACCTGAATCTAGATCAATGTCATCGATATAAATATCTGACTCTTCGCCGGCTCTAAGAGCTGCTTCTTGTACCTTAGCACTAATAAAGTCTTCAAATGTTTTAATAATTTCCATAATGTATATATTCTTTCATTTTTAGAAGCCCATACCATCGTCTTCTGGTTCAGGTGCCTCAGCCTCTTCTTTATCCAATTTAGACTTAGCCGCTTCATTAGCTCTAATCTCGTCATCAGATAATTTGAGATACTTTTTAACAAGGTATTCCTGATCGAAGTAGTACTCTTCTTCCATTGTTTCTTGATTCGTAGTCATTAGAGAGTCTCTCATTGATGAAATAAATTCAAGTCTACGTTCCATGATTTCCATATTCTTTAACTCTGCAAAGACATTCTCTTCATTGAATCTAAGAGCAACTTGAGTTTTGAATTGTGGATCGTCCACAAACTCAGGATACTTTAAACACATTTGAATATAGAGTGGCTTAACAAGAATTTCTTGGAAAGTAGATCTTAAACGCTTGATAAACTTACCAAACTTGATCTCGTCTCTAATCATACCATCGGCTGCAAGGTTGAATTCACCGCCACCGTCTTCATATAAGAATCTGTTGAAAGGAATTTTAGAAACATGCTTCAACTTATCTGAGAAGTACTTAAGTGCTTCAACGTCTGATAATTCAGGACCTTCACCACCAAGTGTTTCAATTTCTGGTGATTCACCTTCTTTCGATGGTAACCAATACTCTTTGTTAAACTGCAACATTGGTGAGCCATCTGTTGTAAGGCTACCTGATTCCCAATCAAAGTCAACCGTTTCTTTATATGAATTCATCAACTGTGCCAAAGATTGCTTAGCACGAGTTTTAGATTTACCACCAACTGGGATGATAAACTTCATTCTAAAAGATGAGTTAGTTACAGCCCACACAATTCTAGTGTGTTCCATAATTCTCAATAAGTTAAAGGCTCTAACTAGTCTTTCGATATATGAAACTCTCGATGCGGTTGTAATCGATGAGTATGAAATGTAAATAATTTGTGAATCGTAAAGCTTACGCTCTTTAACAGGATCATCCTTATATTGAACCCAAACTTTCTTGCCATCATCATGATTATAACCTGGAATAAGTGTGATTGGATCTAATTCTTTAAAGCCAATTACCTCTTTTTGATCAGGTGAATAAATGATTTCAAATGCAAGGTAACCATCGACTAAGAATTTTCTAAAGAAATACCATGCAGATTGATCTGAGTTAAACCCAAAATAGTGATAGATTTGTCTAAAATACTTGTTAAGATCTTTGTTTACTTGATCTGAAATATCAAGACCTAAAACTTCAGGCTGACAAAAGAAATTTTTATCATCGTATACAATGGTTTCATCACACAGAATATCGAGAATGTCCTCGATTTCATCGTGCATTGCAAAGTTTCTTAGTTCATCTCTTTTACCAGGGTAATCTTGATCAAAAAACGGAATGTTCTTTTTAAGATTAATGTCGGTCATCGACATGGCGGCAAATGCACCATAGATGTCATCATTATCTAGACCAAATGGATTCATCTCGCCATAGCCAATTTGATCCTCCATTGGACCAATAGCTTGAGACTGTCTTAGAACCAAATCATCATAACGCATACCAAAACTACTTAGCGTTTTCAATGCATTTGAAACACTAAATGGTCTGGTATTGACGCTCAATGGTCCGTTCCTTCTGTTTGTATAACCTGCCATATTGTTTAGTTACTATTCAATTTATATATCTTACTTCTTTAAGTGGTTTCTAAAGGCCTCTTGGACCTTAGCAATCGTAGTCCCATTAAGGCTCATAAAGTCACAAAGAACTATTTTTGCCCAGCTTTCATAAGCTACGACTTTTTGGTCAGCCTTTAAATTTGGAATGTATTGACGAATTGCAAAGTCAAAGCCATATTGAGCTAAGAATTTTTTAGCACCATCATAGGTAAATTTAAGTTCTCGTTGGGCATTAACATTATTTGCTGATTTGCCTTTCATTTGATTCTCAATTTGAGATTTCATTTGTTCATACACAAAATCTAAAAGATCCTCTTTGACTTTAACTGGTAAAAGGTTTAGATTAATACCTAAATCATTTTTGTTATCTGTTGGATCTAGTGCTAATACAACTGGATTCATATCCCACCAAGGTAAGCGATCAATGCCCTTTGGTTTTTCATACTTAAAGACATAAATTTTACCAGGTACAAATGGGCGAGTTGTGCGAGCAACTGTTTTGTCAGAACGGCTTTTAGTGCCCTTTTCAAACCACTCCTCAGCCTTTGTTCTAGCTTTTGTTTTACCGCCGTTTTCACGGCTAAACTTTTTTATATCGTCTTTAATCTTGCCCATTATTTGAGTGATTTTTCTGTTAAGACGATAAATCTAAAGCCTCTGTCGGCACACCAAGCTTTAGCGTACTTATACTTATCCATGTTTTTAACATACTGTTCTGCTAAAAACTTATAAGATTTAAGAGCTTTGGTGCTCTTCTTTGTTGGAGGCTGAGGTTTGGTAATTTGAGCTTCGGGTTTAATCTCAACCAAAAACTCTTCAGTTTCGCCGGCCTTCTCAGTTTTCATGTAAAAGTCTGGATAATAAGAGTGCTGTCTCTTGTCATATGACGAGAAATATTTGATCTCAACAGGTTCGCTAGACCATTTTACTACACTCTCTTTTGTATCACACATTATCATGAACTTTCTCTCCCAAGAGGATCTATAAATTATTGGAGTTGGTCCAATATATTTGTCTGGATTTGTTGGTGTAAAATAGCCTTGGACAAAACCTGAATTTCCGCTTGGTTTGAGATTCTTAATCGACATTAAATGTTAAACATACCACCCTCTCCTGTACTATCCTTAGTTGAGATACGATA